TTATCTACAACTACTTTCTGATACACAGCAGTTACTTGTTCTAAATATTTTTGCGAATCTTCAGCTATTCTTAATAAAACATCTTTCTTATCACTATAATGAATTACATTTTCTTCTAGAATTTTCATTAATCCTTCAAGATCATCTGTTAATCTACGCATAGCATAATCATGGATAGGATTTTCAATTTCTTGAGTAGAAGGAACAGAATTTTTAATAATTGATTTACTTGAAATTTTATTTTTAGAAGTTACACTAGTTTGTACACTATTATTAAAATCATAGAAAACAATGTGAATATAGGGGGAATAATTTAGAATAGTTAATTGACTATTATCCTCGAAAGGTTTTAAGTCAATTCCTTTAAATAAGTTCATAACTTTACTATATTCATGGGGAAGTACTTTATAATTACTACACAATTCAACACCATAATAAGGTTTTTCTTTAACTTCAACAGGAGTTTCAATACTAGTAATTGTACCAAAAGGAGAATCAAAACGAATTACATAATTTCCTTCGGATAAAACATATCTAGAAAATGAAGATCTATCCGCATAATGAATTTCAGCAGGGGTTATAATATAACAATCACGAGTATAATATTCACCTTTAAGGTGAGCAATATAATATGGGGATTCATTTAATCTAACTAGAAATTTATCTAAAGAAGCCAAATTCATATCTTTGCAAGTTGGCATTGGTTCAATTTCATAAGGAGGTAAAATTTCCTCTTCTAAAGGGCAGGGAGTATTGTCATAATGACGATATTTACATTCCTTGTGGAAAGGGGGGAGAAATACGAGTTGTCCGAGTTCATTAGTCTTAAGAAGTTCCGAGTCAACAAACAGAGAATCTCCATCTGTATAGGTAGGGAAATTGAATTCCTTTTCGATTTCGCACAAAGTGCCTGAAGATATTTCTACGTAAGTACGAGACATATTTTATTTAATCACTAGTCAAAACAGGCTGTGATACCAGTCCGAGTCGCTTAAAAAGGCGTGCTCGATCTTCGTGGTAAAAGAAGAAAGGATTCTCCACATAATTGCGAAGGTATGGTGAGCGTTTTACTGCCTGTTTTATGGCCGAGGTGAAAGTTGTATAATATTCACAGTTGTGAGTAGCTGCTTCTAAAAGAGCTTCGTCTAATTGGACCATAATAGTAAGCTTATCATCAGACTGAATGTTGGTATAGTTAAACTGTTGTTCAATAGATTCAGTCTTCAGTGGAGCAAGATACACGCCTCCGGTTAGTTTTACAAACGAACGCTGAAGAAATTTTATTTGATCTAGTGGTTTCATGTCGCTAGTAGTGCCATCTTTTTCTATATTAGTATATTCTTGGCCTAATTCATACATGATTGGAGCGACTGCATTGAAAGTAAATTTCGAAAGAGGAGATTTTGAAAAGATCACATCATCTCCAAACACAAATATGGAGACCTCATTTTGAAAAACTCTTAGGGAGGAGGTTTCTGTAATACGCATAAAACAAAACCAATGGTACATGAAGTTCACAAGACAGTTAATCACAGTTGTGTAAGGATTTCCAGAAGGATTTCCATGTCTAGTCAAATGGACCATATTGTACGTTAGATGGAATGTTTCCACCATTTCTTCCCAGAGAGTTTCAATAACTGCTCTTACTTCGTCATCTTCGGGGTCAATTACTCCTAGAACAACTTTTCCAGCGGCTCTCATGAAATCGGCACGTAGTCTGCCGTCAAACTGACCGAAATCAGCATCATTCATTTCTAGTCCACGAGCTTGTAAAGCGTAGACTAGTTGAGACAACTCAGCAGAGCAAGGATCAATACCTACTGCGTGAGGTAATTTGATCCTGCATTTTTGCCACTGATTTTTAAAAGGTTCTAGGTATTTTCTCATCAAGAAAACAGACTCAAAAGGAGCTGTTACGAATAATCTAGTCTTACCAATTGCTACTTTATCTCTATCTCTCGTTTCATCTTTGAGACAGTTTTTCCACAGCGAGAGTGTTCGTACTCTTTGTTTGGCAAGTTTCTCTTTTCGGTTTATAGCTTCCACTAGAACACGTCCGTGTTCTGTATCGAGATTAAAATTATATCTCTTTTGATC